CTGTTATAGAACTCAACCATCATATCTTTGCTGATGTTCTTTACTTTGACTGTGAAGTGTGTGAGTTCGTGAGCCAGCGCACGTACAGCATCAGGCGAAGACAAGCCTTGTGATATAGCAATGGCACCTTTCTGAATGCCGCCGCTCTGTTGCTTAACCCAGTTGTTTAGGTAAGCCGCCACAAACATGCCATCATCTGCCACGACATCTTGGTTCTGTAGCCAAGTTGCCATGTCTACCACGTCTACGGTGTCTAGAGCTTTACCCAGAGCTTGCTGGAACATCATCAGCACTTTACGGACGTTAGAGCGGTCCTGTTCAGGCACAGCCTCAAGCATGGCTTCAACGCCTTCACCAAACGCAGTCGCACCGCCACGCTGTCCAGCATCACGGGAACGAGTAAACTTAGGGTCCTCGTTTCTCTCGCGAAGCATATTTTTCATATATGCAATAGCTTCGTCTTTGGTGTAGCCGATGGGTAACTCAGGGATGCCGGGTGTTTTGGCACTGCCACTTCTGGCTACTTCACCACCGTTTTCATCTACCAAGAACCATGCATAATTAGATGAGCCTACCATCTGCAAACGCATGGTATACATGATGTTGCCACCATCTGCGACTGAGGTAATAGGTGGCTGAACCTCATCAACCATACCCTCTGGGGTCCGCATACGCCGTGTCTTGATTGTGTATTCAATCTCAGCTTCAGCTTCAGCTTCATCAATTACGCTATCTGGTGAAGCGGCAGTGACTTCATCATCTTTGATAACAGCCGGTGACAAACCTAAACGCTGGCGTATCAGTTCATTCATGTCTGTCTCAACAGGGTCTCTGCCGGTCTCTGCTTCAGTCTGTGTCTCATCTGGCAGAGGTATTACATCCGGTGGAGCATTCGGGTCAGGACGTGATGTACCCGGTTGTTCAGCCCGTTCATTACCACGCTCTGTCACACCCGGCTGGTCTTCACCAAAACGCGGGTTGTATGGTAATGCCGCTGGTGTCTGTGTCTCATCAGTAATCTGTGCGGCTGGCTGACCTTCAATCTGCCCTTGCATCTGGCCGCGCATCTCAGCCAACATGGCGTTCCGAGCTTCCATCAAACGCTTATAAACAGGAGCAGTCATCAGAAGGTTAGATGGGTTAGGTGAACTAACATCCATCAGAGTACCAGAAGATATGGCTACACTGCGGAAACCTGTCTTGCTTGAATTATCAAATATCAAAACATGGTTCATCTTTGGGTTGCCCTGCTTGTCTTTTGGACGCAGTGGCCTGTTGTTCTTGTCCATGACTACACGGAAAGGCTTACCGCCTTTGCTTTGGTAAATCATGTTAGGAAGTTTTGTAGTACGAACTGGGTTCATAATTATTTTAGTCAGTTCAATACGCTCTTGAATATCTGCTAACTGACGAATAGCTGAAGGTGTATTACGCTTCGCCGCTGTATTATAAGTCTGGTCCCATTGAGCTTTCATAACGTCCGCTTTACGTAACCACTCAAAGAAAGCAACGGTGTTTCTTATCCTAACGTCACCGGTATACTTCTCATTTGCTTGACGCTTGTTAGCATCGTACTGCTCCATCCTATCAATTTGTGACTTCAAGAAGGCATCACGGCTAGACACGCTGTCTGGATTGAAACCGGCTGGAATTTGATTGTTAATTATCTGGTCGTTGCGTGTGGTTGCCTCAAACTGTGCGTCTTCTTCACTGGCAAAGTTCTGGCGGAAGTCTGTGTTTGCATTATCAACAACAGACCAGCTACCATCTTCATTTTGTTCAATGACAAACTGCGGTGCGGGAAGGGCGGCTACTGGCTCTGGACCAGTCAGAGGTGTCATCACCTCACCATCTATTGGGTCAGGCCCAGTGAGAAGTTTGGTTGCTGGAACGAGTTGTGTGCCGGGTTCAAAAGCCGGGACATTCTTTCCGTTCATCTGGCTAATTAGAATACCACCAGCCGTAGTGGGTACATCAAAGAATATAGAACCAATGAATGCGTCTAGTGCGCCCTGTGAAAGAACACGGCTAGGGTCATAACTATTTTGAGCAATAGCGTTAGATGAGATAGTGTCTGCAACTTCTAGAGTAGGCTGAACAATCAGGGACTGTTGTGCAAACTGACCGGCTATAGCTTTTGCACCTACGGCAGGGGCGGCGGTTACACCTACGCCTCTTGCAAAGCGCAGAGGTGCTATCAAAGTCGCAACAGATGCTAGTGCGCCAGACTTTGCGCTATCTACTTTGGCATCTGCGTAAGCTAAGTCGTAGGCTTCTTCAACAGACTTTCCTTGTTGTCTATAAGCTATGTATGCGTCTTTAGTAGTGGAACCGAGCGTTTGTAAAGCTACGCCACCACCAGAACCTACTGTTGCACCACCAAGAATACCTAAAGGTGTAGCAACTACTGTAGGGGCTGTTATGGCACCACCAGCCGCACCGCCAGCAATCATTGTAGAAATAGAAGGTAATGTGCCACCAATCATGTTGGCATACCAGTCAGCATCTACAAAACGTGATAAGCTGTTTTGGTCAAAGCCCAGTTCTTCAGGGGGAGCAGTTATAGTTCTTTGAAAGTTTTGCTCCAGAGCCATCATGTTGGTCTCATTATCATTCAAGATAAGAGATGCTCCAAAGCCCATGTCACCATAGCCTTGGTCAGCCGCCGCCATAGTGTCACTTAAAAATTCACTAAACGCACTTTGTGTGTCTGGACCAGACATGTCTGTGACTGGGATGTCTGTGTCTAAACCAAACTCTTGAGAAAGTTCAGACAGGTCAAAACCTCTAGCTCTTTGCTGTTGCTTTTGCTGGAAGCCACCGATGCCCTCTATCAAGCCAGAAATTCTTTCTCTGTCTATCTGAGGTGATTGGTAGTTAGCTAAGTCTTGTCTGGCCTGTTGTAGTTTGTCTGCACCAATACCACCAAAGCCGGTGGTTGGATTAGCAAAAAGACCCGGTACTTTTGGTGCCATTTTTATAAGCCTTGTTGAATAAGCCTGATAATCTGATTAGCAACAGTCGATGAAAGACCGCGACCTGTAAGTGAATTTCTTAAATCATTGATGAGTTGACCTCTTTGACCGGCGGGTGTCTGCATAACTTTCTGACGGAAAGAACTTACAAACTGTCCCAACTCCCCACCAAAACTTAAAGTAGCGGTTGGGTCACCATCAAAATAACCTGTTCCAGAAGTGGTTATTTGAGGTGAAAGCAGACCCAGTGCATCGTTAATTGCTTTATTGATAGATGCGGGGTCATTGCCTATCTGACCGGACAACACTTGGTTCTTGACCATATCTGTAATCTGTCCATAGACACCGCTATACAAAGGGTCTAAGTCATTGCCATCAAACGCATCGTCACCAAATAATGGTGTTCCGTCTGCTCCTGAGTAGTTCAGAACAGACGTATTAATCATGTCATTGAGTGCAGACATGTTACCCAAGTTCAAAGGGTTCGCCTGACCTTTTGCGTTAGCTCTAATCATGGCTCCGCCAAGTGTGCCTTCTAAGTTAAGTATGGCTCGGCGGTTTGCTTGGTCCTGATTGAACCTTGCAATGTCATATTTAGATGCAAGTCCAAGATTGAACTGACGTTGCTCTTCAGCCGCCGCTCTTTGCTTGGCTTCTTTCTGTTTACCAGCGGCATCCAACTGACCAGCTAACAGACCGAGGTTGCCAAGTGTTGTCATAAATCTAGACATGTTAGGACCCTACGCTTGAGACTGCGCCTTTCGAGGCTAATGAGAATGGATTAGATTGACCCGCCATAAGTTTTGCCTGTGTTCCGGCTGGCCCCAGACCCAAGTTCATGTTCTTGAACTGGTTGTTCTGGTATTGCTGAAGAGCTTGCATCGCATCCATTGGTAGTTTGGATTGTATCTCAGCAAACTTTGCATCTAGTGAGGCGATACCTTCGGTAGCAATTGTACTGTTGGTAAGACCCCTAGCGGCCATAGAACTGACCCAGTTAGCTTTCGCATCCGCGTATTGTTGGTTCAATTCATTCTGCCGCTGGGTGGTGTACTCAGACATAAAGTTTTGGCCGAAGTCAGAGTTCGGGTCAGTCTGCGCCCGAACACGGGCAACCTCTTCTGCATAGAGACGTGCGGCTTGCTCTTGTGGGCTTTCAGCAAATGCCGTAATTAGAGCCGAGCCTACAGAAAGTGCTTGCATTGGGTCATCCATAGCTTTCTGTGCAATGTTATCCATCACGCCTTGGAAGCTAAAGCCACTGCCTTCAGTGTTTTGTTTTACCCAATCAGCGGCTGATTGCATCAAACCATTCTCACCAACCACGACTTGCTGACCATTAACCATGAAGGATGGAACACTCTTACCGCCAGCGGTCACCATCATTTGATTACTATTTGCGGCCATTTGATTACCAGCACCGCTAAATACGGAGCCGCCCGGTGTAGACATATTCGCGCCACCGCCTGTGCCTACTGCCGATTGGTTTGCCGACAATATCTGAGCATTGCTCATGTTCGGAGTTGACTGGTTAGGTACAACATTAGGGGGATTGAATTGTCCAGAACCACTACTACCTGAAGGCACACTACCGCCGGTGTTTACTGCGCCGCTGACATTTGCAAACTGCGTGGCGTTAGTATTTGTATTCTGCACACCAAAATCCGGCTGGAACCCACCACCAAACTTTCGTGGGCTTTCATCTAGATACTTCTGCAAATCCGCATCACTCATACCGGCCTGACGCATTGCATCTAAATCACCAGCTATATTTAAGTTGTTTTGGCTTTCGTAAGCATAGTTTGGAATGCTTGAGCGGTTAGAAAAATTATATGCTTGTGCTTGGTCTGTGAAAGACTGAGGTCCACCACCAGTTATGGATGTGTCTGCAATACTAGGCCGTGGTGCGGGTCCGGTAATAGACGATTGCTTACCACCCCCAAAAATACTTTTGTAGGTATCTTGGAAGGTGCCAACTTTACCCATACCTTGTGCTAGGCCATAACCACCAAGACCAGCTTGTAATGCGCCCGAAACGCCACCGGCTGACAAGCCAGAAGCGACATTCAAACCGCCTAGACCTGTTGTCAGTGCGTTACCGTACTTCATGCCATCGAAAGCACCCATACCAGCAAGACCGCTACCTATAGCTAGGCCAGCCCTTACTTCGTCCTTTCCAAGGAAGTTTCTAATTTTCTTAAAGATGCTCATAGCTATCTACCTCTATTCTGCTGAATTCTTCCAGACCTACCGCGACCTTTACCTCCACCTAAACCTGATACATTCAACTCATCAGACATAGCGAGAAACGGGAAATCATTTGTAGTTACGCCGTACACATCTGACCCCGGCAAACGCTTGCGGCGTAGCAAGCCTGTTGCGGCGGTGTCTGGTATCAAACGCCTATTATTAATTGGCTGAGATATGTTTTGTGGTGCGGTCACGCCGCCTGTATTACCATCACCGCCTGTGTCTTCCGTAAACACTGAACGGTTCCGCGCTCTACTATCAGAAAGCTGTGGCAAGAACCGGTTTAAATCTACTCCAACATAATCTAGACCGCTAATACCAAGACCGATAGGCACACCCAACACTTCACCAACTGTGCCAAAGATACTCGCAGTGTCTTTGTCTAACTGGGCATTTCTTAAATTATTGGCTGTGCCACCAAAACCCAGTGCTGTGGAAAATGCGCCAGCCGGTGCAAAGAAACTAAACGCTTTACCTAAATCACTTCCAAGGAAACCTTTACTACCGCCCTCTACCATAAAGGAACCGGTTTGTGGGTTGTAATCTACAATCTGTTGATTGCGAACTACGGCCTGACCGCCTAATTTCTGGTCGGCTCTACCTATTTTAATATCAGGATTAGCAGAAAATATTTGAGACAGATTAACCATCTGCGCTCTAGGGTTCATGTTTTCTAGACCCGGTACGCCATATTGTTCGCCTAACTCTTTCATACCGGCTTTGTCTAGTAAACCAAACGCACCACTCTCGCTTGCCATCAAACCGCTATTGGTAGTGTCGAATGCTCTTTCCTTAGAAGGGTTTGATTCACCACTGCCCTGATAAAACTTTCCGGGTCTGTTACCAATGCTGGTGCCGGGTATCAAAGCCGGTTGAATACCGGTTACGTTGGTCGCATAATCACCGCGTCTGTCCAGACGTTCCTGAAGGTCTTGCTGACGCTGACTTCGCTCAAGGCTCTGTGAAGGTATCTCACCAAACTCTACATCGCCGTTTACGCCGCTTTCAAACGCCTCGTTTGCAAAACCCTCGGCTTGTGCGCCAGCGGCACCGGACACGCCGCCTGTTAGAGTGCCTGATGTATTATCAAAAGACCGCTTGGCTATAGAAGGTGATGTGTACCCAGCCTGACCAATGACTTGTTGGGTCACGCCTTGAATAACAGAGCCAACACTACTGCCTTGATTGGCGGTGCCGCCTTGTGCGGTAGCAAACGGGTCTGTGCCTGTGTTTAGGAATGTCGCAATCTGTCCTACAGATGCGCCTTGGTCAGCCATACTCCGTGCATAATCTACTTCTGATGTTGTAGCGTTCTGTAATGCGTCATAGTTATTACCGGGTTGACCTGAACCAGAACCTGATGTCCAACCGATTGCCGCGTCTGCCGCTGTAGAACCTGTTTTGGAAACACCATCTACGCCAAAGGTAGTACCGCCAGACGAACCGCTATTGTCATCATTCCCGCTGTCACTAGAGCCGCCGGAACTAAAGTTATTGTTGCTACCGGTGCTAAACTCACCACTATCTCCAACACCATAGGGGTCATCAACACTAGAGCTACTACCACCACCGCCGCCGCCGTCACTACTAAAACAAAATATCTTGGATTGAATAGGGTCCAGCACATCAACACAGTCTGTCAATGTGATACCATCTCTATAAGGATTTATCTTTTGTAACATGCTCAAACGCCATACCTAACTTACGTATAGAACCATCTGGATATCTTCGGACCCAGTAAGCCCTATCTGTATTGAAGCTGGGAGCAATCGGTGTAAGATACTCTCGTACCCATCTACCAAGTGTTCCAACATCTCCGTATGGCGCAATTAAATCCATTATGTATATCCGCTCTCCGCTCTTCCAGTCCGCTGGCTGTAGTTTGCGTGTACGGTTTAAAAATGAATTTTCAGCCTCGTAAGACAAAAAAGCCCAACTTATAAACCCAATGACCTTGCCGTCCCTGTAGAACAGTCGTGCTAGGTCCATCTCCATCGGCACAATAAACAGACGTTGTATGTCTTTTATGTACCAGTTTCTGTGCAATTCAGAGCGGAGACAAAGCTCTGTAATGTCACCTAATACTACATCATTTTTTATCTCTAGGCTAGACATAGACATAGACATAATTATTTAATGTCAACCACTAATGCAAAGTCTAGAATTCTTAAATCACCAACCACACTGTAACCGCTTGAACTGGATGTTGTGCTAAACCTCAAGGAGATAGCTTTGGCTCTGTGTGGAATCGGAATATCAATTGGTCTGGTCTGGTCACCACTAATACCGGCGGTTGACGCGAAGCTATCTGCTTCAGGACGGACTGTTGTAGACTGTAAGTTATTATTGTCTTGGTCAAAGACTGTGACTGTAAAGTCGGCAGTGCCTACTGCTCTAATAATAAGACGCTTAAACATCTTGTACTGGTCTGGTGTATTCAAACTTAACAGCGGTGTACGGATACTCATATCAGAACTGCTCGGCTTAGAAGCTCTGGTTAAATCTTGGCCATCACCTGTACCGTTGCCCCATGTGCCAACTTGTAGAGCAGAAATCTGTGCGCTTGTATCTGGCCTCGCAAAAAATGAAGCACATGAAATGTTTGTGCCGGGTGAGAAAGAGAAAGACCTAAAACCGCCGCGACCAACGCCGGGTTCATAAGTAAATGTCAAACGGTCAAATGTTTCAGATGGTGTGGGACCACCGATGTCACGCGGAAAGAAAACATGGTATTGCCCCAGTTCACCATCCCAAACAGCATGGGGTTCTTGTCTTTCACCTGTGGTTGGGCAAGCCTGTACGGCTTCCTGAAACTTATCCTGTATCTCTCTAGATAACATAATTGTTTCAAGTGTAAGTCCTGAAGCCGCACGTCTCAGACTGTGGACACCAAAACGACTACAAAAGAATACATCTGTGCCTACGTTTACTGCCGTGTTTCTGCCGAAGATACCGATTGGCACTCTGAAGTCTCTGGCGATTTGCCACTGGTTGATGTTGGTATCCGCAAGATAGACCAGAGTTTCGTTCTGACCGAAGACAACCAGTTTGTCTCCTTCAAGAACCGCCAAACCTTTAATGACATCATTACTGGAAAACTGGTTCTTAACGTCCAGTATGAGGCCGTCTGTGGCGGCAGGAGTTGTACCGCCCGATGTATTAGTACGCCAATCATCAAAACTATCCTGTACACTAATGTGGATTTCCGTGGGTTTATTGGGTATCCCTGCGACAGCCAGTCTGTTTAATATGTTGACGGCATGACCCCCGTCTGGGTAACGACCAAGAGAACTTGCGTTGGTTGTGGTAGCACTTTGCCAAGCAGTCCCGTCCCAATACCTTGGAACGTGTCCTTCCATAAAAGAAAACTGTTTCTGGTCAAAGTTAACAATACTTATTGGAGTAATAGCCGCTGTAGTAGCGAGAAACATGTTGCTAAAAATAACATTGTTAGGGGCGCGGCCATCAATATTTGTGCCGTCATATTCATATTTAAGTACAACATCAGAGCCATAATGAGCGATATTGTATATCTCACCACTGCCCTGACCAGTATTATCAACGCCGGGTCCTCTTATAATCTGGCCACGAAAATCTACATATGCGCCATCCAGTTCAACAAAGAACCTCTCAGACATATTTGTAGGACTGGTTACTGTGTCCAGACCAATAAAACGATTATAAGGAAATAAACGCCTAGCCATTAGGTATACTCGTTAATCTCAACCTCTAGATTTCCTTGAATATTAATCACGGAACCTAACCAGTTGTTTAATGTGTTCAGATAAATAGAGTTCTTTAACTGTATTAAACCGGTGTTATTAGTATCAATGTCATCTACGGCGTAATATGCTTTCAAACCCTCAATAAGAACTTCATCATCAATGGGTCTGGTGTTGGTAATTGCTTGATATCGTTTCAGCCTCACCTTGTATGGGTGTGATACAACCGCGTTTGAGACCGTTGTATCTGCTTCATCAGCCATCAGATAAGTCCCACTCACGGTGGAACCCCCTGAAGTTTTTGGTTTGACAACAAAAGAATACAAGTCTGAACCACTATGACCGGCACCCGCTACCTTAACCGGTGTGTATGTACCAAATGTAACGGTGCCAGAAGCTATAGTGAGTTCATTAGAACCGGCTGTCATAGAACCTGTTTGGTCATCATATGAATTGTCTAGCAAGTCTAGAAAGGTTGGATGTCTATTGATGTCTGCAACAATACGATTTGCGTAGTTCAGAAACTTTTTTTCTTCCAATGCCCTCAAGACGGCGGGGCTGGCCTCACCATTTTCTTTGAGCATGTCATCAACTAACTCAGAGAGTGTTGAGAATTGACCTGTGCCGGAACCAGAGGGATTGAAACTTGACATGTTAACCTACCACTACTTCTTGGATGCGTCCCTGTCTGAAAAATACATGCTTGCGAAGATAGTCTGCGGCATCAGGTTCTACGGCGGCTTTGCCTTGCTCAAACCTAATCTTATGGGGACCGGCATCTACATCTATGCTGGAACGTCCGTTAAACTGAAAAAATATCAAATCTTTATTTGATTTCTTGGCTTCCTGAAGCTCAACCAGCTTTGGGTCATCTTTCATAGAAACCATTTTCCCATCAACTGTGACCGCATCCTTTTCCATGAAGATGTGGTTTTTGCGATATAAATGATGTCGCTCAACTTGTTCAGCCAGTTTTGGGTCCACTGCGAGTACGCCGCCTTCAAACTTATATACTTTGCCGTCTATACTTATCTCCATATTTGGACGCTTCGCATAAAACTTTACTTTCTTCGCTGGCATTACTGTCTCCTGTCTAAGTAAAAGAACCGCCTACAGAATAATCTCTATAGGCGGTTCTGTCTAGATTTTACTGTTAATCCGTGTCTGGATTAAGCGGTTGCATTCCAGCCAGTGATGACAGCGTGTGTCTTCTCTTGCAGAATTTCCAGACCGGATTCGGTCAGGTATTCATCAATCACGCCATCTACGCCGTTACCCTGACGGTCCTTCAAAAGCTGTGTATCATCTACATAGCGATAGCGAAGGTCCTTAGTGTCAAGGATGATTGCGTCTTTTTCAGCACCCGGAATTTGACGGAACATTGGGTGAGTTTTCACCTGAAGTGTTCCAGCAAAAGTATTATAGGTGGTGAACATCACACCGTAGGCATCGCCAGTACCAGTTGAATTAATCTGGTAGCGGTTCTTTGCCAGCTTCTGGAGATGGTCAGCTACCTTCCAACCACAGAGCATTAGCTTTTCGGAAGAACCGAAAGCAAAGGCTTTCTCTGCGAGGAACGCATCAAACTCAGCTTCAGTAAGCACACCAGCGTTTGCGTTTGCGGCGGCATCTTCTACGTTAGTAGTGATGGAGTTCATCAGGCCGTCTGTGTAACGCTCTGGGCGACCAGCAGAACCGGTGATGATGTCCTTCTTGCCAAACAGCATCGCACGTTCCATACCAACCATATGCTCCTTCAGAGCATCGCGAGACTTCTCAAGGTACTGGTCACCAGTACGGAAGTTCGTGTGCATCGCAGTACGTGTGATGCTGTATGGAGTACGGAAGATTTGGCAGAAGTTCTCAGTGCTTGCGGCATCGTATGAGATGCTGTCTGGAACGTCCGCGCCTTCAGCGTTGGCATTACCAATCATAAAGAAGATATCACTGGCAGTAATTGAAGCACCAGTACCACCATTACCCACACCGCGAGTTACGGTCAGAGTAGTGGTTGATGGCTTTGCAGTTACTTTGACAACCTCACCAGTTGTGAAGTTTCTCATCAGCATACCAATACGAATGAAAGTTAAATCAGCCGCAGAAGTTGCAGTCAGAGTAGTAGCAGAAGCAGAGCCTGTGCCAGAGTGAGTGAAACGGAAATCCGGTAGGTCCTTACGGAAGTTGTGGAATTCCGGGTCATCAGTTGCTTCGGAAGGAAGCATCGAAAGAATTGCCGTCAGCGGGGCCGAACCATTCGGCTCCAGCATCAGGTACTTCTCACGATAGTTTTCAGGGCGATGGTCAGCGGCGAAAGAGCCGGTGCCACGCATACCGAGAGTAGCCATAATTATTACCTCATATAGCCAGAGTTAAAAGGGGTTCGCCTCTCTGAAAGCTCCGTCTAGTCGTTGTTCAGCTAGTTTCCTTTTGGTCTTGGCCTACACAACGCCATTTGGTTGGCATTCATCAAAGTCAACTACATAATAATATAGACATAGACACAAATCAACTGTTTATGTCTATGTCTATGTCTGTTCTGTGATAGGTGATTTGTAAGGTACTCGTCTTCTTCTGTTTCTGAGACGCTTAAAATCAAACCACCTACGCTTTCGCACTTCTAGAGAAGGTCAAGCATTTGGTCATTAAAGCTACGAGAAGGTGCGGCTTGACCCGGCTCGTCTGAACCACGACTTGCTACAGTCTCACCACCGGCTCTCGCAATATCTTTTTCAACCTGTTGCTTCATTTGAGCTTGTTCAGCCGCGTTACGACTACCGCTGGCTATAGCGTGATAGTCACGAATAGACTTATCAATAGCTGATGGATTAGTAGCAATCGCATCCTTATATCCGGGGAAAGTCTGCTCTTGCATCTCTACCCAAGAGATATAATCATTGAAAGTCTGTTCATCATCTATGCCAAGTTCCTGTGCGGTAGCAGATGCTTGAGCGTCAACAAGAGTTTGCTGTGATTGCATAGCCGCTTGCTGTTGTTGTTGCTTGAACATGCTGACATCTTCCATCAAGGTCGGCAGTACGGTAGCCGCTTGCTCAATAGCAGAAGAATATTTGAAGATGTTTGCCATTGATTTGAAAGCCGCATCTGTTGGCTGTAGACCATTCTCTTCAAAAAATTCTTGGGCCGCTTGTGTAGCTTGCTCATCAGACTGCACATTTCTCTGCATTACGCGGGGGTCTGACTTGGCTTCAGCTACGGCGGGGCTTTCGGCTGGTGCCTCGGACTGGCCCTGCTGTGCTTGAAGCATCTGCAACATACCTTCACCCATAGCATTAGCTATTTGATTTGGGTCTGTAATACCGGTTTGCTCTTGCACACGTCTAGCAAGTTCCATGATTGGGCCATACTTACTGTCCATGCTCTTGAACTGCTGAAGCATAGTGATAGCTTTTTCTTCAGGGATTTCTTCTTCCTGACCGCGATACTTAATCTTGAGCATTCTAGAAATAGTATCAGCTTCTACATCACCCATGTCTTGAGCGTTTGCATCACCGGCCTCTGCGCCAGCCCTTGGGTCTGGGTTATTTGTCACTTCAAAATCAAAATCTACAGGCATTCTCTCGTTGGCCTGTAGTCTTTCTGCCGCTGAAAAACCTGTCTTATCAGGGTTTGCCTCTGCGTCTGTCTGCGGAGTAGGGGCGTTTGCTGGGGGATTTGCCGCCTGTGCAGGGTCAGTGATTGCCCCAGAGCCGGGGTTCTTCTGTGCGGTTACTTCCGCTTCTGTCATATTCTCAGCCATCTTTTTCTAACCTTTCGATTTCCTCTTGCGTTTGGGCTTCCTGTATCATTCGTTCTGGAAGTTCCAATGCAGTGCGGAATGCTGACATCAATGAAGCACATACCCGTAACTGGTCGGCTTCTGCCGATGCGTTACTGATAAGTGCCAACTCAACCCTTGTGTACTCGTCCTGTAAACGAGACCTGTAAGCCTCCCAAAAGAAATTGTCTTTTAACTTTTCAAAACCTTTGGAAAGTTCTTCACTCTTAACGTCCTTTGCCAATTTTTATCCTCTGTCTTTTTCTGCGTCTGACTACGGGTACTTCACAACAACAGGTGCGTGTCTTACGCACACGTCTGTAACTTTCTGGTCGGTTCTCAGAGTTGCCAGATATGCTTGAAGTCATGCCTGAATATGCTCTCATGATACTCTCGGCGTAATGGGTTGAGGCTGATTAGGAACCACACCCGGCTGACCCATCTCTTGAGCGGCTTGCCCCATTGGCACCAAGTTACCGGCCTGAAGCTGTTGCATAATCTGTTCATCTGGCATTACCTCACCGGGTTGCTTTTTCCAATTCTCTACATCAGTAAAGCCAAAGCTCTCAATCAGCCGCTCTACAAACATATCCATGTCATAGTTCTGAGCGGCTCCTGTCTCAGACAGCACACGTATAGAACGGATGAGGTTCTCTGAATTTTCTTCTGGAGACTGAGGAAGTGTGCCGTCCACGACTACATAATCAAAGTCACCCAGTATATCTCCACGGCTGTACTTAGTATCACCTGATGGATTATCTGCGGTACTTTCTTCTGGAATAGAGACCATGCCTCCATCAACCTCAAAGAACTGAAGGTTTGAAATCATTTGGCGCACCAAAGGTCTGATGGTAGTGCTAGACAGTAGACGTGCTTGCATACCGAGCCTCTGTTGTCCGAGAGCAGTCAGACGTGCAATCTCTGTTGCTGTGCGCTGTGTTTCGGCCTGAATGCCTTGCGCTGTGTCAGAAGCGGCGGCAACTCGTTGCATCAGTTGTCCCGCAGTATCCAAATCTTGCCAGTAGTTCCGCGTTGCATCAGGAACCTGTAAGGGTAAGATAGCATCGCCGGGGTTAGCACCGGGCAGTGTTCTAACTAATCTTGCGGCGTTGGGGTCTAGGATATCCTTAATATTTACACGGTTGGGGTCCACAACTAAGCGGTTTTGTACAATACTCTGAACATTCTCAACACGGGTACGAAGGAGCCAATCCTGATACCGTTGCAAAGGCATAAGTAAATCATATAGAGAAGACGCAAAGGTTTTGTGTGCATCATACTGACCTTCACCGTGAATAATAGGAATGCTATCGTGTGGGTAAGGTGAAGCGTCAAACTGAACCACCACGTTTTCATCCACCACAACAATGCGATACAGACCAAACGGTGCTGGAATATCCAAACGGCGTGGGTCCATGTAAACATAAAGAGTGTTGAGAACGTGTGCGGTTCCAAGGCCAAAATAGTTCTTATAGTCTGTTCCGTAGTTACCGGGGAGAGTGGGGTCCACACTCTGGTCACGGATAGTGTCTTTCAAGAACTGATTAGCTGACCAAGCAAGTGAAGGTCTGGCATCCACAATCCTATCCAGATTGTCATAATGCCCACGTCTATAAAGAGCCGTTAAGCTGGCCCAAGTTCTATATCCAATAAAGTCTGCCTCATGTCTGTTTTGTGCAGTGACACGGGGGTCAGGGAAATAAGACCAAGGGTCAATATTGACAGGTACATTACCGTCCTTGCCATAGAAGTTTGCGACAGGTGCCATACCATAACGGTTGTTGTCCAAGAAGATTTGGTACAACCGCTGTTCATACCCAACACGCCGCATGTTGTGGTGAAGCCGCTGTTCAAGAATCCTTGCGGATTTGCGGCTAGTGTCTCGGCTTGTTGGTTCAATTCGGAATGGGGGTGCGCCACCGAAAATGGCTAAGTTGTATGTACATATAGTATCACTTATTGACCTTGAGTATGGTGTTTTAATCTGGTCAATAATTCTGCCGCCAGAATAGCTTTGTCTGCTTTTCCGCTTGCTTTCATCAATAATACGTGAAGGTACATACATATCATGAGTAACTTCCGCGTCCTTCCAGTAATCATACCTCTTGGACATACGGTCATAACTCAAATCAAAATGAGCATGTACATAATCTATAATTTTCTTTTCTGTTTCTTTATCCAGAAACTTAGCCGCATTTTCGCGTTCAACCAAAGCACTACCAACGAAATCCGCGCCAGTCGGTACTTCTGAAGATACCACCACAGCGGATTCCCTAACATCGGCCATGCTCTCCACCTTGTCAGGTTCTGGATTAGCCAGTCTATCATACTCGGCGGCAACAACTGCATCGTTCACCATGTCCCTACGAATATCGTTACGTACATTTTGAATTGCCTCTACCGGGTCTACTTTTGGTCCTAAGTCATTTGGACCGGCTTCTTGCATACGTCTGGTGGCAACATTGTCCGAGATAGTGTCTGTGTTTTGTACAAGTGAATTGACCCCGGACTGGTCGCCCTTACCACTGTTATCGTGTGCCATGTCTAAACCTTTAAATTTCTGCGAGGGGCAAAATGTGTCTGGTCACTCTTCGCCATGATAGCCAAGCCTTGCTTCACTTTACCTTTTGGTTTTACCTTTGGGCGCACAGGCTGTTTGATATTCTTCTTCATGCGCTCTTCTTCTTTTTCTTTTTCTTTGGTTTCTTATTAAGAACATTAAAGTCCGCCCTAGTGATTTTATTGCGGGGCGGAGCTATCCGAGCGAGTTTCTTTTGTTTGGCAGTATATGGCATAATTATCTCCAGACACAGACATAGACACGATATTACAATAAAATAATGTGTCTGGCTAGTATTATCAAAGCTCTCCAACACCTCGGACGTTATTCAAGTCCACATCTGCAAAGGCTTGTGCCGTCATCATTGGCATAGCGGAAGCGGCTAAGAATAAAGCCGTCACAGTATCATCATGAAAACCACGGGGAGCTTCATATCTAATTCTGCCGGTGGGGGTTATATTATAGGTGTAGGCTTCTAACTCAGCCCACATTGTTGAGGTGTCGTGACTAGGGTCCAAACTCTGACCGGGCAAAGGTATCTGTACACAACCTTCTTCTATAAGAAGCATAAGGTTCTGTACCATCTGGGTCTTCCTATCGTTAGTAAACTTGACCGGCTCAATCACCAGCCCCTTACTTACAAGGTTTTCATAGATAGGGTCACCTACTCCCGTGGCATCCATTACCACTTTGCCTCTGTATCTGGAGCAAAAATGTTCTATACGCTGACTGATAATAGACCAATCAAGCTGGTTAAACCTGTCATATCCAATAACATTGTTGGAATTGTCTAGGGCTACCAGACATGTAAAGTCTGTATGCTTCGCCAAGTCTATGCCTACGCGGCAGTTGTCTGCCTGTGGGATAAGTTCAAGTCCATCACTTCTAGACCGCATCTGGTCTAAGCCCCGAAAGACAGCACCGCCTGTATCGAGAAACTCAGCCTCAAACTCTTGTTTGAACATGTCGGCTGGCAGTTCATCCTTCAACCGGTCCAGTTCTTCAGGCGGTATAAAAGGGTTAGTCTTCGTAGGAAACCTGTAACTCTTCCACGGATTAGGCTTACCGTCCGCTGTCTCAGGGTCCATGCCCCGTAGAAAGAACTTATGAAAGGCGTTTTTACCTTTAGGAGTTCCCATAATCCACGCCCAACCCGCCCGGTCAAGTAGCATCGCCGCAACAGGACCAGACCAAACTTCGTCTAGGTCGGATATAAACCCAGCCTCATTAAGAATAACGCCGTCATACTGTCCACCACGTAGGTTATCTGGCTGGTCCGCAGAAAAGAATGTAACCTTATCGCCGTTTATCAGACGCACTTCCATTGGTGGGGTCTCTACAACCTTCTTTATAAGTCCACCACTCTCGGCAAAGGAACGAAACACCCGGAAACTTTCTTTACCCTGCGGATTATAGACAGGGTTCAACCACGCATACATCTTACCGCCCCGGTTACTTGCGTGTGTAAGGCTGTGTGAGAGTATCTTGATAGAAGCTAGGTGGTCTTTACCCCAACGTCTGCCGCATACCATAGTAATAAAGCGGTGAGGGTCCTCTAACACTAGCTGTTGAGTGTGATGTGCCTCAAAGGTTATTTCAGTTGTCATCGTGGTCCACTATATCCGGGCGATTAAAGGAAATAGTATTTACTTTCTCTGCCTGACCACGGCGCACACCGTCTACGGATGACGTTATGTTCTCCAAATCCACGTTAGGTCCGGTTTGGTTAATAGTTATGGCCACTTTACCGGACCCAAACTGGTTCTGTTCTCCCGACATTGTGACCGGGGCCTGATTAGGTAAGCCCTTCTGTAGTATTAGCTTGAATAATTGTAGCTGACCGTCCGTCATAGCGACTTCTTCGGGCAACATAAGCTGTACCGTGCCGTTAGAACCGTATACCCGCTCTGGATTCGCCGTCATAAACTTGACCAGCTTGTCGGCTACCTCTGGTAAATGCTGATATATGCGGTCTATGAACTGTCTTTGGTTGCCAAGAAAGGTTGGATGCTGGAGCATCATGTCCTCTTTCTCAATCAAAGCTAGTTCTTGCTCCAACTCCACCGCGTTACGTAGGTGTTTAGGAACCGGTTTATCTATTCTTCGCGCCATATATCTAGACCCCTGTCATCATTATAATAAAAATAAAAAAATAATCACTATTTTTCAAGTAATCTTTCCAAGCCCTCAAAAACTCATGCATGAGGTTCACACGCACACGCAGATTTTTTGGAACCGAATCCGGGGGTCCGACAGTGTCTTGGCACAGTGGGCCGTGGGCGGTCAAATTGACGGGGCAACGGTCTGGCAGACCGGTGGGTGACACGCAAAACATCAGGCGTTCAGCGGGTTACAGCCTGTCTGAATTCAGACTGTGTCCGCCATTGTGTCTGTCAGTCTGTCTGTCTGCGTGTCTGGGGCCTGTCAGGCTGTCTGGGGGCCGGACTGTGGCGGTTTACCGGTCCAGACGGTGGATTTTTGGCCACGCGGGTGGCACATCCAACATTCGCTGATGTAATGGTGAAAGGTGCATGTTTTGGGCTAAATCATCTTTTTTTGCACTTTACGCCATTTAAATGTTGATAATGTCTATGTCTTGCCCCATATTAGGGGGGACAGGAATTTTTTGGAGATTTTCGGCTCACATGGCCTAGCCACCCAACCCGCTCAGACCCCAGCACCATTAGGACGAGCTTTGATAGCAACAAATAAAATGGCACTAGACCATGCTTACGCTGACGGGGATTACTGAGACAACCAGACTGGGTTATGTCTGGCCAAAGCTGATAGTGGGATGTGTATCCCGCCTGATGATTGCGAAAGCATGAAATCAGCAACAGACACAGACAGCATGGAACGGGAGTTACAACATGCATAATTTCAAACTTACAGCGCAACAGCGCACTGCACTGCTCACAGATATGCGGGCAAAAATGAAACAACAGCCCCACATTCTGGGCGAGAGTTTCAAACTACACTTGGCCAGCAAGGCTGAGATTATTGAGGCGGCTCAAAAGCTGGGCTTAGATGCGGCCAGTTATGGTACGCCAGCGGGTGCGACTGCACCGGCTATGCCAAAACCTAAACCAGCTATTCAAGCCCAGCCAATCGCAAAGGCTGAAGCTGTTTCAGAAATGGGTGACTGGGCTAAGTCTTCTGGTCTGGAAGAACAGGCAGATGGTATTCTGCAACAGCCTTATGCTGACCTTCGGGGCAGTATTATGGAGATGCTGTCAGAAAAGACAGACCTTCAAGCTAAACTGGCCAGCCGTCCAGCGGATAACGTGGTGGCCATGCCTGTTGCATCTGCGCCAGCTATTGAAGTGCCGGACGTCAATGAACATGTCCAGCATGTTGAAGAGACCGGCACAGTGAAGGCTGGCAAAATCTTTCGCGGTCTGAATGTAGACTGGGATATCCCTGTCTATAATGATACCCGCGCACCGGCTGTTGACCCAAATTATGTGCCGGACCCAAAACTGGCTCATGCTTTTCTTTCGGTTGCCAGACGTGCGGTACCTTTGCCTATGCTGTTCTTTGGGCCAGCCGGTACTGGTAAATCCTCTCTGCCCCGTTACTTTGCTGGACAGACAGGGCGGTCATTCTGGAACATCACTGTGTCTGATGACACAACAGTTGATGATTTCTTTGGCGGGTTCCAAGTGAGGGGCGGCACCACATACTGGTCTGATGGCCTACTGCTTAAAGCAGTCAGACAGCCCCGCGCTGTTATCCTCATTGATGAGGTAAGCAGGGCGCGGCCTGATGTACTGGTGGCCCTCAATGGTATCCTACAGGACCGCGAATATATCGTACCTCAGACTGGTGAAAGTATCGCAGTTGCTGAAGGCGTCCAGATTATGCTGGCAGACAACACCAACGGGCGGGGTGATGCATCTGGCCTGTATGCCGGTGCAAAGCAGATGGATAGCAGTTTGCTGTCTCGCTGTGCAATCAAACTGCACTTTGGCTACCCTTCAAAATCTCAGGAAAGTCGGGTATTGCGTCAGCGGTCAAATGCACCAAAGGCGTTCTGTGACAGTCTGGTAGACTTTATGTCTATCTGCCGTAAAGCGCATGACAGGGGTGAGGCCCCAACCCTGACAGTTTCACTGAGGGAAAGTACCAACATTGCCCTGATGGTAATGGATGGCATGGACCCATCAGAGGTTGTGCATTGGGTGATTGGTAATGCGCTGGAAGCGGTAGACCAAGAAACACTGACCCAGTTGTTCAACACCAATGTCAATCCTGATGAATGGCTGGCCCTGTCTAAGGGCGAGACATGGACCCCACCGGCTGATGAGGGTGATGCTGAAAAGCAGACTGACGGTGATGAGGATGAAATGCCTTTCAACTAAAAATCTGGCGGGGGCGGTTTTTACTGCCCCTGCCCAACTCTGATAGTCGGATGTGTATCCGGCCTGATGATTGGGAGACCATGAAATCAGAGACACAGACACAGACAGGAGCAACTCGATATGTCTTATATCATTGCACAAGATTTAACCCACGCAGTAGACACTGCAATCCAGACAAGCCTGAGACACTTGCCCGACTTTGGTAAGGTTGAATGTCAGGTTACATGGCATGGTGGTGCAACGGCAGGGACCCACTGGTCTCTCAGTGATGAAGAGGGCGGCAAATACCTACGCAGTCGTATCAATATGCCTACTCTGCCAGCTACAGCATCTGTTACCAGATATGAGGCTGACACTATGACAGGCTTCGCCATCCATGAGATGGGCCATAATATCTGCACAGATTTAAATGTCTGGAAACAGGCATGCCGTAAAGGCAAAGAATATGCCCAGATACTAAATGCTTTTGAAGACCCGCGCATGGAACTGGACTTGGTGTCACGGGGCCGTTTCGCTGGTGCCAGAAAATATTTAGAATTACTGACAGAATACTGCGTGAGTTATTCTAAACAAAATGGCTGGCACCCTGCCAACCCACGGTCTTTGTCATTCAGCATCAACACACTGGCTTATGTAGAGATGTGCGGCTATGAAGTGCCATCTGCGGATGGCCTGTTGGATGAGGCTGGCCCATTGGCCCCTCACATTCGCATGTGGGCCGACAAGTTGAAGCTGTGCAAAACAACAGCGGATGCATGGGCTTTGACACAAGAATTTGTGGACTACTACCCACAGCAACAGGAAGAGCCAGACGGTCAGCCAGATGTTGGTGAAGGTCAGGAAGGTGATCAGAATGATGACCGGTCAGACACAGACAATCAGCCCATGTCTTCTGATGTTACTGAAACACCGGATGCTGACAGTGCAGAGGCTGATGCAGAGGCTGATGCAGATGCAGATGCTGATGCTGATGCAGAGGGTGATGCACAAGGTGCAACAGACACTGATGAGGCTGATGATGCTGAACAGCAGACGCCTGATGCCCAGTCACCTGTCAAAGGTTTCAGTCCTGATGCCGGTGATGGCAGTGTCATAGATGACATTAACCCTCTGGACCAGATGGATGCAGAACGTGATGTGCGGCCTATGGCTGACAATATTACAGACCGCAATCCAGATGCCGCTGGTTTACAAGTGGTAGACACAGCGCGAAACTCTCAACTGTCTCTGGAAGGTGGTTCCATCAGGTCCGGTAAGACACGGGCCAAGCAGATACGGGCAGACTTACCCCGCTCAGTAGGTGCGGCCAAGCAACGTATCACACGGCTGTTAACCAACCCAGACAGACGGGGCGAGTTGCGGAACCGTGACAAGGGACGTTTGGACAGGGGCCGTTTACACCGCCTGTCTAGCAATTCCAATAATGTCTTTAACAAGACATGGAAGCGGTCAGGTTATCGGACAGCCGTTGGTATCATGGTGGACAATTCATCATCCATGCGCGGCTCAGACAACCATGATGCAGTCAAGCTGGCTTTTGTGTTGGGTGATGCTATGTCAGCGGCTAACATTAAGTTCTCTGTCTCATCATTCCCTATGGTTCAAGTTTCAGCCGCTCGTAACACTGACTTTAAAACTGAATATACACAAGGTCATGATACGAATGGTATAGGCTGGAACCTAGCTGAAATGGGTATGGACCCCATATATCAGACTGGTTGCCGCATTAGACCGGACGCCAATGACAGCACAACACTCAAGCCGTTCAACGTGCCTTGGTCTAAGTCCGACTACAATGTGACTACCCTCTGGGGTAACACAGGTGGTGGTACACCTATGACTGAGGGTCTCATGACTATGGCATCACAGATGCGCGACTTGGATGAAGATAAGAAAGTTATATTCATCCTGACAGACGGTGGTGCCGGTGGTCCAGACCTTGAGCAGATGGTCAAGCTGGCTAACCAGTGGGGCATCAAAGTTGTCGGACTTGAGGTGGCACATTACGGGTCACGTAAAGAGTTTGCCGACTGCTTGAACGCAAACATCTGGGGCCGCACTGTCCATGAAATTCTGATGGACTTGGACAAGCTGGCTGATGAACTTGCCTAAACTTAACACGGGGTCACCGCTTCGGTGGTGGCCCCTGCCACCTGATGAGGCCCGATGGTCTGGGCCGAAACGCATAGCGTAGTGGTAGACCCACAGACACAGACACAGACGAGAGGTAATACAATGTCTAAATTTACAGCAAAAGTAGAAGTTTATGGAACTGTTTGGAGGAGCGTCACTGTTTCTGGAAACAGTCAAGCCGAACTGGAAGCAAATGCCCAGAGTGAATGGGCGCGAGTAGTAGGGGGCCAAGTTGGCAACGCCCAAGCCACACACATGCAAATTCTGGAGAAGGAAAACTCAAATGCCAAAATTTAAGGTAACCGCCACGATGGACGTGGGATATGAACTAATCCTTGAAGCACCCAATGCGGATACAGCTTGGCAGATGGCAAAGCAAAATGACACTGATTGGGTCAAAGCAGATGATGGTCACGAATGGACTATGGAAGATGTACATCCTGTCAATGAAGTGGAGATGACTAATGACTAACGTAAATAAACCGGCTGAACTGTACACCGTATCAGGTGTCACACTTTATGAACATCCGCTGTATGGCAGTGATGTTCCCGTACTGGTTAAGGTTGGCCTTAACTACTATGACACTTCGTTCTATGACCCGGACCAAGGTGATATGGAATATGTCATAGACATGATTAATGAAATCAAAATAGGAGCGGGGAGTCATGAGCCAGTCAAATTCTAATCCGGTTGTGGGATACAACTTTAAACTTCCCTATCGGGCTAAGACGGACGGGCGGTCACGTAAGTTTCCAAAAGGAACTAAGGTGGTTGTCCTCTGGAAAGGCACGACAGACTATGGTGACACTGTGCGTGTGGTTGATGAAGCTGAATTCCTCAAGTGTATTGAGGACCAATACAGGCCCATACCGCGCTCTGTTTTTCTACACCCAGACAGAATAAAAGAGGTCTTGGGATGGGGACAAAACACCTTACAAAACGCAGACTGGTATGAGGAAAATCTCATAAAGATGGGTCTGTTAAAGGATGGGACAGATAGTAACAATGCTGTTTTGTTTTATGGCAAAATCAAAAATGAAACAGACAAGGCACTACTCATCGACTTAGCAGACTTAATTGAACCTGAGTGGTTTGCTAAATCTACCATCGTTCAACGTGGTAAGCTGACAGACCGTGACCAGCATGGTTTTGAAGCCCCGCTCTGGCTTCTGAAAAAGAAGGTGGGCGAGGTCAAGGCCAAGATGTTTGAGGACTGTCGCAGTGCGATAGAGAGGAGGCTAGTCACATGACAGTAGCCCCTTCAGTACCGGAAGCATTGCTTCGCAAAAGGTTTGCAAAGAAGCGCAAGCCGATGGGGTGGGTAGACCACTTCCCAATTGAAGACCCTAGACAGACACAGAACACTCTGTCACCGGCTCAGTTGCGGATAAGTCTACTTGCCCTAGACATGGAACCGGTGGAGTTACGTGCATTGTTTGGCGTAACCAATCAGACCATGAAGAACTGGTCTTCGGGCAGAACACCACTGCCCAAAGGCATCGCTGATTATCTCAGGCTCAAAGTTGCACAGCGTATCCGCGCCCTGTCTATCGGGACGGGTACGCCTGTGTCTCTGGAAGAAGATTTGCCAGACAAGGTTCCAAGTATGAAAGCCTTGGCGGCAATTGATGAGATATTAAAAACACTTCGTGCATATCTCAGTGCATAGACATAGGGCGGTATCCTTCGGGGTGCCGCCCTTTTTTTGTGCCTAGTTTACGGGTGTGCCTTGCATGTCTATATGAAACCCGCAGTCAGCGCATGTGATACCGGAACATTCCATGTCTACGTCTGCGTCTGGATTGGCAGACAGTGTCGAGCCTGTGTCTGGGTCCATCACCACATTCCAGTTGACACTCTCACATTCGGGACAGCCCATCAGGTAACGCCTTTTAGCAGAACCAAAATCTACTCTGACAATTTCACCGGACATCAAGATACCTCATCTATTACACACATAAGGACAGACAGCGCATCGCTTTCGTCATCATTCGCCACATGCACATCAGGAAACTGACTGGTGACCACCAATCGGACTTTGTCTTTCTTCGCAATGCCGGAACCGGCAACATGCTTCTTGACTGTGGTCACGCCGATGCCTCGATATGGAATCGCCATCTCTTCACAGACAGACATCAAGACACCACGCAGTTCCCCATATATCTGAGCCGCGTATGTCGCGCTGTGTCTCTCAACATTCTCAAAGGCCAGTTCAGTCACCGGACCTATTGCTTCAAAAAGTTTTTCGAGTTCGCGTCTGAGAGTTAATGCTCTCATACCACCGCCCATCATTCGGGCCTTACTCGTATCTATAGAAGTGACTGACACTTCATCACCGGACTTCCACGCAACACCACAGTGTGTCCCGATGTCCACGCCTACTATTGTCATTATTATATTCCCCGACTGTGTCTATGTCTAAACAGTAGACATGTCTAGTGTCTATGTCAAACTACACAGTCTGTCACTCTGTACTGCGGAATATACATGATGACGATGATGACAATAAAACCGCACAAAATTACCTGTCATACTTTTTTCTCTTGTTTGTTCTGTATTTGTTCTTATAATAAGACACTAACGCATTAAATCATAAATATATCGTCATCATCGTCATCATCTACCATTTCATCTGGTAAACACTAGACATTACAGGCGGTTATGTGATGACAATAGACACCGGCTTATTGTCATCTTATCGTCATCAACCGTCATCAAAACAGACTGTGTACACCGGATATGATGACAAATGATGACGATGGATGACGGTTGATGACGATAAAAAACGGATTAATTTATTTCAAAGGGGTTGCGTTCTAGTATAACACCATTAAAATGACGATAGAATAATAGTGACAGAAGGGACAAAGACAGATGGACAATGTAGAAAAAGAATTACGCACACAGTATGGCATTGAACAGGCCAAGCATCAGATTGCAGTTTATAAGGGCCGTCAAACTCGCATGGCCACACCCCTTCAGAGATATTTTAATTCCTCTCCAGCCAGAAATACTTTTGCGAGGCAGATGTTTATAGCGGCACATGTAAAGTCACTTTACACCAAGAAAGCTATCGCAGAAGAGTTAGGCATAAGCTGGCAAGCCGCGCACACAATGGTCGAAGAGTGTAAGGCAAGCGGTTGGGTTGAAGTTGATGAGGCAAGAGAAACAGGTAAGGGTGCAACATTTAAAGCCAGCCCTACACTTGTTGAGGCTCACAACTGGTATATTGATTTTCATATTCAGACGGTTAACGAAACCGGCACACGCTACTACATCAATGCCCTTGACGAATACAGACGCGGCAAAAGACAAGCTGGTTTAGATTGTGAAAGCATCACACCATCCCTAGATTATTCACCAGACACAGATAAACAAAAAGGAAAGCACGTAAACACAAATGTCAGATTTTTACGAACAGCAGATAGATGAAGTAACTAGCATTCAAGGTGACGCAGATTGGCCTATGGCACCGCCTATCACATTTGATTGTCCATCATGTGAGGGTACGGGTTTCCAGATGCGAGACCCACACACATGGTCACCGGAACCTTGTGAAACCTGTACCCCAGAAAATCAAAAGCCCCGTTGAGGGGCTTTAGTTTTTTCCGGTTATATATTTTCTTGCTTTTAACGACACGCTGACGCCACAGTCTGTCAGAAAGAACCCGCGCTACGGGTGAGCCTCTGCCATATTTTATCTTGTTCTTCATCGGACAATCTCCTTATGGGTCTGCGACACGCACCACATACAACCTCTTTGCTGTTATGATATACACGCCCTCTTGTTAGTGCGCCACAGAAATCACAGGCAACATGACCGCATGAATGTGTGTGAAAAGGTTTATACTTGGTCATTCTTGGCAAGCCAATCATCGACTGCGTCCCTAATCAGACTGGCCGCGCTGATATGTTTGGCCCCGTCTTTACGTGCCTTGTGTGCAATCTTCTGTAACTTGTCTAGCTGGTCCACTTTCAGCAACGTACTCATCTGTATTGTTGGCGCACCTATTGTGTTTGGTCTTGGCATCACACGCTCCCTAGCCCAGTGTTGATGTTAGCTTCTTTGAGTTTGGTCTGGTCTGTCTTGTGATACTGGTCATCCAGAGACCAGCCAGCATCCAGCCATGTCTTGCCCTTGTCCGTGAAGTGCAAGCTGAACCGCGCTCTGATTGTACCGCGTTGCACCCTGCCAGTTGTGCTGTTGGGCGCGAACTCAGACAGTCTGCGAGACAACCACTGCGGTGATGTCTTTGTCTGCAAGGCATGGTCTCTGCTGAATTGCGTAGACAGGAAGCCTCTGTATGCAGACACAACGTCTGTCATTTTGACAGCACAGTTGCTGTTTGCCCTGACCAGTGCTTCTTCTAGGAACACACGCAACGGGTCTTGCTCTGCCTTAATTTCATCTTGCTTGGCAATCAGGCTAGGCGGCACATCGAAGTGGCCCCGTGTCTTGAGTGCCTTGAGCCTAGACACTAGCCTCTGTAGAATGCCAGACAGTTCTGCATCCAGTCGGTCTTTCAGACTGTGGTCCTCTGCGTTGTAGTCAATCACAGTGTCCATCGGGACAAACAGTGTGCGGTCATAGACAGCATCAGACGTGTCATCAATCTTTGGCAACGAATTACCGGCCAGTCCAACTGTCAGATTCAAACGGCCTTCAAACGGACGCTCAAACTTTACTTTGATAGACAGCGGCTCGTTTGTGATTATCCTCTTAATGATGCTGTCATTCATGACAGTGCCGACTTTGATTTCATCAGACAGCCAGACAGCTTTGCCCATCAGTGCTTGTGCGCCAAAGCCGTTTAGTTCCTGAAGGTCGATGGCTGTTGCCAGCTTCTCACCAAATATCTGGCGCGGCACATCCAAGATGGTAGACTTTCCGGTTCTCCGCTCTCCATACAGAAACAAACATTTAGACATGGCACGGGGCCGTCTATGTCTGTATAGACATGAAGACATCCATTCTTCTAACAACACAATCACCCGGTCACGGTCCGCCGGGTCGATGTGCGCCATGAGATTCTTGACGGTATTGTCCCAGACAGGGCAATCAGCTTGGTCATTCCACTCTGCCGCCAGCACGTTGTCTTCACGCAGATACCAATTCTTCTGGACAGACACAGTCTGAAATGTCTCCAGACAGAAAGCGACATTGTTAGAGCAGATGATTACGTTGCCGTGTTGGCCCCAGTCCACATCATCTACATACACTCTGACCTTCACGCCAGACAGAACTTCAGTTCTCAGGTTTCGGTTCGGCACAATACCAATCAGATTACGGAACCACTGGTCAATCTCGCTCTCTACAAACAGCGCATCTTTCACACGCCAGATGCCAACGGCTGGGTCAAAGGTGTACCACTTGTCCTGAGTGTGTAGTATGTCTGCGCTGTTCTGCCTGAAGTGTAGGACCATTGCATCAATAGCCGCACCCACGATGTCAGACATGCGCGGTTGACGGCCAGCCGCTTGCGCTGTCTGCACATGATTTATGATGCGCTGTGTTGGGTCTGCTGGGTTAGGCGCGAGACTAGATTGGTTCTGCATGTTCGCGCTCCCAGATACGTGAGACAATACTTTGGACTTCTATGAGCGGCAGTGTGCAACCGTAGTCCATAAGTGTTCTGATTTGTGTCTTTGGATTAATGTCATTGCGTGACCAGTAACCAGCCAGCTTCACAACACAATTGTTTCTGCCGCCATACTCGTTTGCGGAACCAGACACAGATAGATTGTTGATGACACGTTCCCAGTCTTGGCTGGTCATACCCATGCGGACATTGCTGGTCAGAAAACCAACCACCTTTTCATAGGGGTCCTGATTTGCAAGGGCCATATCTTCTAATTCATACAGTGAATATTCTTGCCACGGTTCTACGTGTGCTACCCTTGACTGGACAGGCGGGTTATACTTCCAATTAATTGTGTAGGGTAGGCGAAGCAGACTGGCGATGTGGGTAGGCGCGGGGTCTCCAAGTAAGACTTGAGACAACTGCTTCATTACAATCTCAGCTTTCTGAAACTGTACAGCATCACGCACCGGCTCTTTCAAACGCCAGTAAACATGCAAGCCGCCACCAGAATGTACTATATATGTAGGCTTGTAATCGTTGACTATATAATCCAACCGGTCCAAGTCCGCGCCATCAATGTCCACCCATATGTGTGTGAGTTCCACAACATCAGTCTTTCGACAGGTTGTACTCTCTGGGTCCAGCCGCGCTTGCCTCATATATATGCCGCGCTTTTCTTTAGTCTGTTCTTCTATCCATTCAAACAAGCTGTCTGCACTGCGGCCATTGGCGCGATACATAACCCGCTTGTCTCCCAGTGCCTCAAAACTAAGAACACCACACGTTTTATTTTGGTGCAGTGTTTGTAAAAATTCGGCGATAGTGTGCGTGTCCTCTGTCATCTTATTCCTATTATACTGTCAATATATGTCTGTGTCTGCACATACTATCTGGTATGCGGAATCGGATGTCAACATCATCATACTCAAAAACTATCCGGTGTGTTGAAATGTAGACAGAGCCACATGATATTGTGGTTTAGGGGGCTTCCTCCCTTACCCCCGTCCTGTCAGTCTGTCTAAGTGGGCAAGGTGTTTCGGCATCTTGCCCATCTTTTTTAGAAATTTATTTACATTAAAGTGTTGACACAACAGACACCAAGCCCCATTGTAATGTTACCAGACAAAACAGACAAATGAACAGACGGACAAATGACACAGACTTTACAGGTATCCTTGGAACCAAACCTCCAATTGGTTCTACGCCCCACCAATCCCATTCCAGCATTGGCCGATATACTTGGCCGCATTCCACAGTGTGCTTACAAGCCAGCCCAACGTAGCTGGGTTGTAAATATAGGACGGATGGAAGCTGAAGCTGGGATGAGCGTTTACGACATCATTGCCAATGACGTAAAGCCCACGCTTGAAGGCCAAGGATATTCAGTAAAGTTTAACCAACAGGTTAGTCTACATGCCCGTTCTCTCGCTGATGTTTTAAAGACCCAGACAGATGATTTTTATTCTCGCATATGTGTTGGATGGGAAAACAGTCTGTCATCTCTGGGTGTAACTCCATATAAACATCAGCTTGACGCTGTCCATTTTTGGCTGGACAACCAAGGGCGCGGTATTTTTGGGCATGAGATGGGTACAGGCAAAACTATCTCTGCCATTCTTGCCAGCCGCGCCCTTGGACTTTCAAAGATACTTATATTTATTCCCGCTTCACTTAAGACACAGTGGAAGACAGAGTTAAATCGTTTATTGTCTTCACATGAGGTGATTGATTATGACGGAAAGAACTGGCCCCAAGAAGACAAACAGACCGTTGTGCTTGTATCGTATGCAATGGCCGCTAAAGTCTCCGCGCAGATTGACCGACATGGAATTCGACCAGAGGTTATCATTTGTGACGAATGCCATTACATCAAATCCCCGAAGGCACAGCGCACTAAAGCGGTTGTTAAACTGGCTAAGAAAGTCCCTTACTTTTTAGGTCTCAGTGGCACACCTATTATTAATCGTCCGGTAGATTTGTTTCCGGTCCTCAACCTGACCGCCCCAGATAAATTTTTTGATTGGTATAAGTTTACTCGCCGTTACTGCAATGGGCATGAGGGTAAGTTCGGTTATGTGTGTGATGGTCTTACCAACGCACCGGCACTACATGCTGAGTTGCAGAACGTCATGCATCGGGTACGTAAAGACGAATGCTTGGACCTACCTAGCAAGACACGGTCTGTCATTCCGCTGGACTTCTTTCAGCACAAGGGATGGACACAGGACTACTACGACATCCGCGAAGCTATACAGATGGGTGAGGCACACTTCTCCCAGCTACGCCAGTTCATCGGCCAGTCTAAGCTGACACAGTCTGTCGATTGGATTGTAGACTTTTTGGATAGCACAGATGAAAAGCTGGTTGTCTTTTGTCACCACGTCCACCTTGCCAAGACTTTGATTGCTGAAGTGAACAGGCGTGGCAAAGCTAAATCAGAACACAAACCCATAGCTGTCGGGTTCACTGGCGAGACATCCGCTGAAGAACGCAACAAAGCTATTAGCAAGTTCCAAGAGACAAAGGCAAAATATCCAGCCCGTGTCTTGGTCACCACGGTTGGGTCCGGTGGCACCGGCCTCAATCTACAAGTCGCAAACCAGATGCTGATTGTTGAAGCAACATTCAGTGTTGGTGAAATGCTACAGGCCGAAGACCGCATACACAGGTCAGGCCAGAAGACACCTTGCACCATCCACTATGTCATAGCGTCAGGCACATATGACCGTGTCTTGTACCGTTTGCTGTCTAGCAAGATGGACATGATGAACAAGGTGGTAGATGGCGACTTCAGTAAAGACCTCAACGTCTTTGATGAAATGATGAAGGAAATATGAAATGGAAAAAGTAGAAGTTGAACAAAGCTGTTCTGTCCACAAGATGGAGATTGATGAGATTGGTTTCATCTATCGTAACACGGAAATTAAACACGGACCTGACGGTGAAATGTTTGTCACTCTCAGTGGCGAGAGCATGGTCAGTGGTAAACCAATGTCGCTTTCTTTCGATGCGCGGACCGTACCAGCTAGTCGGTTTGAGAAACTGCGCTCTGGCGATTTTATTGAATTCAATTGTTACACAGAAGGCAATGCCTAATACAGGGGGGTACTCCGAAATAAGTGCCAGCAAAGGTCTTGGTCCAACTCAAATGCTTTGTCTGTGCGGCGGTGATTTTGATTTCGTTTTGCACCAGTACCCGCATCAGTAGCGTCCCCCCGCCAAGTGATTGGTTGAGTACGCTAAAGACAAGGAAAACCTTTTTTAAATAGGAGAATATATACATGTTTAAACTAGACACAAAGGCCATGCTGTTGGCCAACATGACCCGCAAATCAGAGAGCAAAACTTGGGGTGGCCACAACCGGTCCATGACAGTTGGTGCATCTGAGGTGGGCCAGTGTCAGCGTAAACTCGTTTATGACAAGCATAACATTCAGCCAGACACCGGCTTTGTACAAGACTACGGAGCGGCAGAGCGGGGCAACGTACTTGAAGAGTGGGTTGTTGAAGGTCTGCAACACAGTCTGCCAGATGACATTGAGTTACTCTGGGCTACTGATGAAGGTCAGAAGACACTGGTAGACAAGACAGCTTATCAGTCTGCAACACCGGATGGATTGTTTGTATCTAAGGATTTGTTCCCGCTCAACGTAGATGGTACGGATGTACTGACCAACTGTGTTTACAATGAAATCAAATCTATTGACCCGCGCCCGTATGATTTCTTGAAAGAACCTAAACACGTACACGTACTGCAATGTCAGCAAGGCATGGATTTAGTTCGCCGTCTGACAGAGTACGAGCCGACACACGCTGTCATCACATATGTAAATGCCAGCTTCCTGTCGCAGATAAAGACCTTCATTATACCTTTTAATCAGAAGGTAGCGGACGGTCTACGGGCTAGAAGCCTTGAAGTATTCAACTGGTTTGAGCCAGCCAAACTACCTATGGCAGAGGGCAAGCTGATGGGCGGTGATGAATGTCAGTATTGCCCTTGGCGCAGACAATGTAACGGTGACCTTGTTGCCGCACTGCCCACCGAAGAAAAATCAAATTATGAACAGGCTGTTGAACAACGCCTGTATGAACTGGCTACCAAACGTGCCGCGCTTGTGTCCGATAAGAAGAACAACGAGCAGAAGGTTCGTGATGTAGAACAGGAAATAAAAGAGGTTCTCTCAGAAGCAGACACCAAGAAGGTGAAAGCTGACTGGGGTTCGGTTTCTGTGTACGCACAGAAATCACCACCGCGTTACGACAAAGAGAAGTTTGAAAAAGCGGGGCTACAACCTAGCGACTTTCAAACGGATGGTGAGTATTCACCCCGGCTCTCTGTCACTTTACGCACTTAATCCAGACACAGACATAGTAACAAAAGGAATAGAGATATGTCACAATTAGCCGTAACCCCTAAGTTCGATGTAGCAAACATTGACGCTCTTGCCAACTCTCTTGAGACTGCAACCGCTGATTTAACCAGCGGTGGTATGCAGTATATCAAGTTCAAGAAAGGCGAGTGGGTCATTGGGCGCGAAGAAGATACGTTTCCAGATAACAGCTTTGAGGCTGTGCCTGACCTACCAAATATCCAGTTCGGCTGGGTGTGCTGGAAGGACGGCCAACTCGTAGATGAAATCTGGTATGGCCTTGGTGAAGACATGGCATCACAGGATATGTTGCCAGACCACGGACCATTTACTCAGCAGAATGATGGCTGGTCCAAGAACGTCCGCTTTCAAATGAACATCCTTCCAAGCATGGGTGTGGAAGGAAACATCTATGCCCAGTTCACCGGCTCATCTAATGGAGCGCAACGTGCAACTGGTGAGATGATTAAGCAGTGGATTAAAGAGGTTCGCACTGGCGCACATCATAACGAAGTGCCGGTAGTGAAGTTCTTTGCTGACCATTACAAGCATCGTCAGTATGGCAAGGTTCAAATCCCTGCGATGGAAATTTCTAGATGGGTAACACCAGATGACCAGCCGCCTGTTCAGACAGAGACAGCGTCTACTGAAGGTTCATCTGCATCCAAAGACATCCCTCTGGAATAGACATGACAGACTTACAGGACGTGTTAGGGGGCGGTGAGACAGCCGCCACCCCAAAATATCATGACTTCATGCATGGTGTTGAACTCAACTTCATCACTACTGATGCTGACGTAGACATCATGCTTGAAGAGTTTGACCAGAAGTTAAAGTTCCATACACATCTGGACCCGATACTTTTGTCTGTAGATGTTGAGACAGCGGCTGTCATGTCTTTGCTAGACAAGTACCGGTCTGAACAGGGAACCTACAACACAATCCGCGAGGAGTTTGAGAAGTTTCCTGTCATTGCCAAGCTGACTGACCAGCAAAAGGCAGACCGACAGTCCGTCAAAGATAAGATGGACGATGCACGTAGCATACTGAATGACATAGCCAGACATGTGAAACGGGCAGGGCTGAATGTAGGTACAGGACAAGTCCGACTGCTCCAGATATATGATGGCATGGGTGCGGTGCATGTAATAGACCGCTGGGCTGTGTCGCTGGGTAAGTTTGATGAGATAGGTAAACGTCTCCTCAACTTGGACAAGGTTGTGTGGCTGGCCCACAACGCACAGTTTGATGTGAAGATGCTTTCCCAGCATGGCATCCTACCATCCAGACATCCACATTGCACATTGCTACAGGCACAGGCTCTTGTGTCTTTGACAACAGAGCGGAAGACGCTGGCCGAAAGATGTCGCGTTGTGCTGGACAAAGAACCCAGCAAAGAACAACAGGCATCAGATTGGTCTAAGCCAGACTTAGACACAGAGCAAGTCCGGTATGCGGCGGGTGACGTGGTAGCCACTTGGCTGTTGCATGAGGCCCAGCTTGCTCTGGTCAAGGACAGCAAGCGCACTCCATATGAAGAATGTGAATGGGTCTATAATCTTATGCGCTCCAGTATCCGAGCGGTGAATGAGGTTATGACCAACGGCATCGGGTTCGACAGCACGGCTCATGACAAGCTGTGTATAGACATGGCAGACAGAGACACAGAAGGTAGACAGAAGTCTCTTGAGTTGTTCAGTTCCTGTGGCGCGGACGGCGCACCCATCGTTGAGAACCCAGCCAGCACAACACAAGTTGCGAATTGGTTGCGGTATCACCTGATGTTACGTGAGCCATATACTACAGACAACTGGCCTAAGACAGACACAGGCCAGTTAAAGGTTGGCAAGGTTGAGGTCCTAGAGAACATCACTCAACTTGTTGAAGAGTTCAGACCACCGTTGATGGCACTCGCTGAATGGGCTGATGCAAAGAAAAACAACAGCACATTGGGTGAGAAGTTTACACGATTCGTTAACCCTGTATCTCAGCGTATACACGCAAACTTCCGCATCGGTGGCACGGAAACAGGACGCTTCAGCGTAACCGAACCAGCGTTGCAGACAATCAATGCAACACCGGAGTTCAGACATCTGTTCAAAGCCAAAGAACATCATAGTCTGGTGGTGTGTGACTATGGTCAAATCGAAGTTCGCGTCCCAGCGGCTCTGTCAAAAGACAAGGTTTTGCTGGAAGCGATAGAAGACGGTTTGGATATTCACACTCTAACTGCCCGTCACTGTTTTAAAGGTGACTATCCAAACGAGACCGGTGACGATTACTTCAAAGCTGGTGAGGGAAAGTGGATGCGTCAGGCCGCAAAGGCTTGCATCTTTGGTCTTCTATTTGGTCAGGGTCCACGGGGTCTAGCACAAGTGCTAACCACCAACGGCCATCCGACTACGGTTCATGAGGCCGGTAGAATTCAGCACGAAGTGTTGGACCTCTATACAGGTCTTAGGGACTGGATACGAAAGACACGGGAAAGGGCTGATAGGAGCGGGTTCTTATGGACACCGCAGGGACGGGTATACGCTCCGTTCAAATCTACTCAGCTTTTTACCAAGTCAATCAACACGCCGTGCCAAGGCGGTGCGGCAGAGATAATGCTGTTGGTTCTTAGCAAGTTCCCCAAAATCTGGGGGGATATTCCAGCCTATCTGGTTCACGTTGTTCACGATGAACTGATTGCGGAAGTTCCTGATGAACACGCTGAAGAAACACTGGCACTGATGCTTGAGACAATGCGATGGGCCGCAACGTCTTTGTTTGAAAATATACCTCAACGCGGTCTTGTCGAAGGTGACATTGGCAAGACTTGGGGCGAGGCAAAGTAAGGTATTTATTTATGTCCGCGATGTATAAACAAAACACTTCCGTATTCCGCAACGAATTTGCAGAAAGTATTTTCCATCACAAGTACAGCCATGAGGGCGCAGAGACATGGGAAGAACTGGCGAACACGCTGGTCGATGATGTCTGCGGCAGTGTGCTACCACAGTCCGAAGTGGACCAATTGAAATGGATGATTTCTACTATGCGTTTCATCCCCGGTGGTCGCTATCTGTATTATGCTGGCCGTCCCGCAAAGTTTTTTAACAACTGTTATTTGTTGTGTGCAGAAGAAGATACCCGCGAAGAGTGGGCCGCTCTGTCTCAGAGAGCCATGTCATGTCTGATGTCTGGCGGTGGCATTGGTGTGGACTATTCTATACTGCGTGGCAAAGGCGCACCCCTCAAGCGCACCGGCGGTACAGCATCAGGCCCGATTGATTTGATGACAGCTATCAATGAGATTGGTCGGCGTGTCATGCAAGGCGGTAGCAGACGTTCAGCTATTTATGCATCTCTGAACTGGCAACACTCAGACATTGAAGCGTTCTTACGTGCTAAAGATTGGAAGTCTATGCCGGTTGCTGGCACAGATAAGACCGTGGCTGATTTGAAAGAAGCTGACTTTAATTATGCGGCCCCATTAGACATGACCAATATCTCTGTCAACTGGGACACCAAGTTCTTAGAAGATTATTGGCGAACTGGGAAGTTACCTGAGTTGTTCTATGACAACACACGTCAGGCTCTGTCATCAGCGGAGCCGGGGTTCAGCTTTAATTTCTTTGAAAACGAAAATGAGACACTGCGTAATGCATGTACTGAAGTTACTTCAGACAAAGACAGCGATAGTGATGTCTGTAATCTTGGCTCGTTGAACATGTCTAGAATAGAAGACATTGCTGAGTTCCGTCAGTGTGTAGAACTGGCTACCAAGTTCCTGATTTGTGGCACACTCAAAGCACAACTTCCATACGACAAAGTATATAAAATCCGTGAAAAGAACCGCCGTCTTGGTCTGGGTCTCATGGGTATGCATGAGTGGTTGTTACAGCGCGGACAGCAGTATGAAGTCACAGAAGAGATGCACCGTTGGTTGCATGTCTACAAGTCTGTGTCTGACCATGTATCAAACAAGACAGCAGATGCGTTGGGTATAAGCAGACCGGTCAAGGTTCGCGCTATCGCACCGACTGGTTCTATCGGAATCTTAGCCGCTACAACTACAGGCATCGAACCGCTGTTTGCTGTTGCATATAAGCGGCGGTATCTGAAGGGCGGTAGCAAGTGGCACTATCAGTATGTGGTAGATGCGGCGGCGCAAGCTGTGATTGACCGCTACGACATCAAGCCAGAGAAGATTGAGAGTGCCTTGGATTTGTCTGCGGACTATGAACGCCGCATGGCATTCCAAGCAGACGTGCAAGATTATGTAGACATGTCTATCTCAAGCACAATCAATCTACCGTCATGGGGTTCCAAGCTGAACAACGAAGACACAGTCCGTCCGTTTGCAGAGACCCTTGCGAAATACATGCACCGTCTACGTGGCTTCACTTGCTACCCAGATGGTTCGCGTGGTGGACAGCCTCTGGTCTCTGTCGATTACAAAGAGGCAAAGAGCAAACTGGGTGAAGAGTTTGAAGAAGCTGTCGAGACCCATGACATTTGCGACATAACCGGACATGGGGGAAGTTGCGGTGTCTGATAAAGAACCTGAAAGATATTATGATTGGATGCTTTGGAAGATGAGACAAGAAGATAAAAAAGACATGGTCGATAATCCCCCGCACTACACGCGGGGGAACATCGAATGTATTGATTACATCAAAGATAGTATGGGTCCGGTTGGTTTCTCATACTTCTGTGAGGGAAACGCAAAGAAGTACCTTCACCGGTTCCGCGATAAGAACCAGATTGAGGACTTACGCAAAGCGTCAGTGTATCTTCAATGGCTTATTGAAGCATTAGAAGAAGAGGGAACCCAAGAAACACAACTCAAGCTAATTTAAGCTGGCTTGTTTTTCTCTGCGTTTTTTCGTCTCTCGTCAAAATCTAACATATAGTCTTCAAGGATGCGTAACGTGTCGGCTCTAGGGTTCCAATCAGGTGTAAACATCTTGGCTAAAGTTCCGGGTCCAAGCCCACAATTTCGGGCTAGGCCGTGTGGTGAAAAGCCGTGTGCTGTAACCCAACCACGAACCTTCTGTAGATATATATCTATAGCGTATGTTCGCATCTCAAGTTTCTTAAAGTCTTCGTCAGTCATCTTTCGTTACCAATCTATATTGACTTTATAATATAAGGACACCATTATAATGTTGTCAACAGGTTTTGTTACAACCAAACAAGCGGCTGAGTACTTAGGTATAAGTACATCCACGCTATATAGCTGGACAAAGTCTGGCCGTCTAGAGGGAGTTGCTTTTAGGTTTGATAAGGCTTGGAGATATAAACTAGACAAACTTACAGACTGGACAAATGAAGGAGAGTATAAATGCCAGCCTACCAACGTGGTAAAACTTGGTACGCTTCCTACCAAATCAACGGAGTTAAGTACCGAAAAGCAACTGAAGCAACTTCTAAACGCGAAGCGGAGCGCATCGCGGAAGAGTTGCGACATGCTGAAATAGCGGGTCAAAAGAGAAGGGCCGCAGACGTTTCATTCTCTGAAGCCATGCTCACATTTTTGAGCGACTACTGTGGTGTGACCTTTATAAATAATGAAATAGACTTTCGCGAAAGACGTGTTCGCTGGGGTACGGCTGACCGGTATATTACTAGTAGCCGTATGCTTACACCGTTCTTTGGAGAGATGTATCTTTCAGACGTACAAACAACGGATATCAAGGCTTACGCTATTGCTAGACGTGAAGCCGGTGTGACTGATGCAACTATTCTAAGGGACATACGTCTGCTCAGTAAAATGTACAACTACTGGGTCAGTGAAAGACCTGACAGGGTCAAGTATAATCCGGTGGCATCATTCGATAGCAAACAGCTAAAGGATAGTGAAACACGGATTAGATATCTGACCCATAATGAAGTAGACCATCTGCTTAATGTAGCCAAGCAATCTTATAACAAAGACCTGTATCATCAGATTACATTTGCTTTGGCTACCGGACTTAGATGGAACGAACAGTTTAGTTTGAAATGGGATATGGTACGTGACACAGCAAAAGGTAAAGAGTTGTTTCTGCCATCAGAACTAAACAAAAATAAAAAATACAGAAAGGTTCCTTTGACTTCTGAAGCAATAGAAGTTTTGGAATATTTACACAGTCAGCCACTCTGTATGCGTGGCTTTGTGTTCTATAATTCAGACACAAGTGACCGTGTATGTAGCAACCGTACCGCATGGGAGACGTGTCTAGACAACAGTAAAATAACGGACTTTGTCTGGCACGATTTGCGTCATACCTTTGCTACACATGCCCTTGCGAAGGGCTTGCGTATCGAATATGTATCAGAGATTTTAGGACATTCTGACATCTCTATTACACAGAAGTACGCACACATCTTGCCCTCTGAATTGCACGATGCGGTCAGAGGACTGACACAAGGACTGACACACACGCCGGTCTTTGCAAGCTAAGTTATTGAAATGATTTATTTGTCACTATACAAACATGGGTCTCCAAAACCGGGTGTTGCAGGTTCAAGTCCTGTCACTCCTGCCAAATTGTATAGTGAGTACAATAACTTAGCTGATTTACCCAATGTGGGTAAAATGTACTGTGTCCGTCATATTTCGCATATTTCGCAGATATGACGGACACACAAACAGACACAGCTAAAAGAGGTAATAATGAACTACTCACAGACTATGGATTGGTTATTTAATCACTGCGTTAATATCTTGAATGTAGTGGCACAGCACATCGGGATGACATACAATGAAATCAACATATGGATTTTTGTCATCATTGAACCGTTGGTGTTTGTCTGCATGTGCTATTATATTCTAAGGCTTAGACACAAGCTAAAACAGCATAAATCTAAAGAAGCGGCGATGCCATATTGGGTGCCGCACTTGCCACTTTCTTCCGTTGAAGCGACTGCTCGGCGGCTTCAGCAATCATAGCAGACAAGTCTGAGAAAGAAGGTTGAGATGGGCGAGAAAGAGGTCCTGTTACTGATGCAGTTGTTGTCGGAGTGGATACCGGCATTGCTTGCGAAGGTATACTAATTTCAATTGGGATTGAATTAGAACCACCTTCAGGTAAAACAACGCCGCCAAGCATACGAGCGGCACCATAGAGGCGGTCAGTAAAGCCGCCTCTATAATCTTGCATAGGGTTCAACCGGCTAAACACATCACCCATAGTAGCTTGCCGCGCCATTGGATTACCAAACTCATCCTGTTGATTAAAGTTATAGTCATCTAAGATAGTGAACGAACCGTCTTCATTTACCCTCACATCAAACTGACCTAGCACTGTCTTCAACGCACCAACGTCTGAGAACTTACTGCCTTTGCCTGTGACTACGTTTCCTTCTTTGAAATATCTGTTAAGGGCAGGGTAGTCCACACCATATGTGCCGGGTTTTTTTCCAGCGTAGTTTGCTTTGACAAAGTCTGTCAGCACACGCATCATACCTTCGTTAAAATCAGCTTCAGTATATTTTTCTGAGCGCATGGAATCTGGTAATGCGGCACGGCCTAATGAACGTAGGAATGTGGATGCTTGTTGAAAGTTTGCCATTATCTATTATCCCCGGACCCGGTGAGTTGGTTGCGTTCTGCCCTTGATGCCAGCTTGTCTAGGTTCATGGTGGCAATCAGATTCATGTCCATGTCTATGTCTGATGCAATGTTTGCGATATACCACAGTACGTCACCAAGCTCTTTTGCAAGCTCAACTTTCTTTTCTTCTGTAAATACACCGCCTTCATCGCGGATAACCTTCTTTACTTTTTCTGCTACTTCGCCAGCTTCGCCTACCAAACCCAGTGTTGGGTATAGTATCTTTGCGCTGTCTGGATATATAGCCGTCTCAATGGCGGACTGTTGATAGTCTTGCATGTCCATTATTTTTTTCCCTTCTTAGGACTGTTGTCTGCACTTGAACCAAAGTAGTAGGCCACAACTGTTGACGCTGTCCCGCCAAGCCAGCCTACTGCAATGTTGATAAACCCTATGTCTGCATCAATGCCACCGGGCCAGAACGTGACTGCACCGATGTAACCAAAGAAAGATATAAGGGTCATGATAGCCAGCACAGACGGGACGTGGTCATTCATTTCTGCTTGTCTGCGTCTAGCACTGTCTCTGTCTTGCATGTTTATTCTTGCTAGGTCTATGTCTAGCTTTTTCATTTCTGTCTGAAACTCAAGCTCTGCATTTTTCAACATGGCTAACTGTTCTGGGGATGCGCCAGTCACCGCAGAGATAATCTCTTGCTCAGTCGCATCAGACTTGCCCAACAATGACGTAGCCAAAGTCCGTGCGGCTACGCCACCCATCGGCCCACCCAAAGCGGTGCCAATAGTAGGTGCCACAACACCCAGAACTTCTTTAGCGGTTTTCCAAATATCCATGTTAACCTCTAGCTTTTTTTGCTTCCCAAACAAACCATGCAAAGAAACACAGGATGCTGGTAAAAACTGTGACCAGTACACCGGCCAAGATAATCTCTTTTATTTCTTCCGCTTTTTTTTGTTGGCGATGTTTTTCTTCTAATCTTTCTTTTCTTATCTGCGCTCTAAGCCTGACTAATTCATTCCATCCGTTGATACCGCGTGTGGCATATACTATCTGCCGAAGGGCATCTTCCATGTCTTCAGCTTTTTTCTTAGCCATAAAAGTATGGAGAGCTTCTTCTTCAACAGAGCCACGGCGTTTAGATTTTGCTGTATTATGTTCGTCCTTAATTTGGTCAATAGCTCCCCAGAGCTTACCGATATCTCCAGCAAGCGACTGCAAATCTTTTCCCACACTGACACCAGTTTTAATCGCGGTGAATGCGGCAGTAGCGATTGTAATAGGGTCCATATTTTATTCCCAAGGTTGAACATTAGCCCTTTCTCTTCTTTCTTCCCTTCTTAGAAGAAACCTTCGCGGCAGGGGTGTTTCGCACAAACTGTTTTCTTTTGCCTGAAGCCTTCTTCTTTTTTGCTGTTGCCGCTCTCTGTGCCTTTGTAAGGCTCCTAGCTTTCGCGAGTGGTAGACAACGGTCTGGGTTCTTCTTGTTCTTTGATGTGCCACACGCACCCTTGATTGAGCCATCAGTTCCGATACGCACCCATTTCTGCTTCACCCATTTCTTTAATTCACCCATTACTTTTTCCTCTTGCGCTTTTTGCCTTTCGCGCCTTTGGCATAGTTAGGGTCCTTACAATATTTAGAAGCGGCCATGTTTGCATACGCTGATGGATACCGGTCAAAGGTACGCTTTGCCCAAGCTATACCAGCCGCGCATATTTTATTTGGCCGCTTCATTTTCTTTTTACTTGCCATTCTTGTGAACCTTCTGAATGGTAAATGACGCAGACAGAGAAGCCCCCGGATGTTTTTTAAAACCACCCGGCGGGTTCTTCATTAACTTGTAGGACTGGCCAGACTTCATCCAATGAAATCCAGCGGGTGCCTTGACATTCTTAGTAGCCATAACCGCCCTTTTTCTTCTTCTTTTTCTTTTTCATCATCATAACTTCACCTCATTGTTTGGTTGTGAACAGCCAGCTACGCACATCAAATGCGGGGCATTGCTTCTGCACGTCCGGTAAATCCCTATGCCCAAGGACCTCTGCATCTGGATAACTAGCCTGTAGTTGGTCCACCAACTCTTCCAGACTTTCCCATTGCTGTGGCGTGAAGTTATCTTCAGCCTCATCATCTTGTCCTCTGCCGCCAACTAGACATATGCCTATAGACACAGAGTTATACCCAGCGGCATGTGCGCCAGACACGCCGATGTCTCGACCACTTTCGACTGTGCCATCCCGGCGAATGACTTTGTGGTATCCAATGTCCGACCAGCCGCGCTCTTCGACATGCCATTTGCGTATGTCATCTGCGCCAATATCCATAGTCTCATATGTATCAGCGCAGTGGATGACTATGTATTCTGTCTTAGACCGTGGTTTCATTTGTCAGATATTTCCTTCTTGTATCTGTTCACATAATTTTGCTTTGACGCGGGACATGGGTATGTTTTTGTGAATGATAAACTCCATTTCTTTTAACCTTGTCTTACATTCTGTTTCTTTCAGATACGGACCTTCTAAATCCTGTGCCACCAAACATTGATGTCCCCCAAAAGCTACCCAGCAAAAGAAAACAGAAGCAGTGAACATTACTTTCTCCTTGAGCCTTTAGGCGGTGACTTCTTACTGCCGCCCGGACCAGCCCACAATTTTTTACAGGACCAGTAACGAGCCGTTAATTTTGACGTTGCTGTTTTACAGTTATGTCTAGCTTTAAAGTTGGCTCTAGCACCGGCACTGTAGTTATGTCCGTACCCTTTTGCGCCGAACTCAATCACACGCATTTTGTCACCTTCTTTTGCGAGGACCCGCATCTTCTTCTTGCTTGATGCTGGCGCACGTTTAGGTTTGTTCACGCCGGGGAAGCGTTCACCCCTGTACACCACGCCGGACTTTGTTCTGGTAAGTTTAGGTTTCTTGGCCATACTACTTACCCCTCTACCCAGCTAGTTGTTTCTTCATCCCAACGATAAACGCCATCATCTGGATGTGGGGTAGGGGGTTCCCATAGACACGAAGTTTCATTAAGCACCCAAGAAGGAAAAGGCTGTGGCGCAATAAACGCATCTCTTGCCGCATCATAAGTGTATCCTACGCTGGCAAAGTTTTTTCTTAGCGCAGTACCACCATTAAGATGTTCACCGCCATAAGTGTTGTAAGATGTCTGTATCCATTCACCGGGTTCTGTATCGACTAAGTTGTCTATAAAATCTTGGTCGGCTACAAGTACCCTAGTAACAACGCCATTTAATACTTTTGCATAATGTGCCATTACTTTCTCCTACGCAGTATATGAACCACTCGACAGAAAGGTAATGATGGTATTACTTCCTGATGTTGTTACAGTTGGTGAACCCGTAGTTATGCCAGTGTAATCTGCGGTAGGCAGAATAAGTATACATCTACCAGAACCACCAGCCCTGCCAGATGGCGTATTATTCCAGCAACCCGCACCGCCACCGCCACCAGTGTTTGCAGTTCCAGCAACAGCTTGTACCGCACCACCCAGATAGTCAGCCGCCCCATTGCCACCGCCACCTGTACCGCCTTGGCCTATGACGTAAGCTACGTTAGCGTCCATACCCCCAGCACCACCTCCAGCAAATGGACCTTCTGATGTAAGTCCAGTTACGGTTGGGTTAGCACCATCGCCACCTGCCATGTTGCCATCGGTGTTACCAGCTTCGCCTTTGCCGCCGCCACCGCCGCCACCGCCTGAATATGTGCCACCATTATTACCTTGTCCCGAAGTACCCGAACCTCCAGCTTGGTTGCCAGCACCAGAAC